TTGAACATCATAAGGAAGAAATAGAAGCAGGCGATCATCATGACCCTAATGCTTTAGAACTATTTTGTGATATGCACCCCGATGAACCTGAGTGTCTAATCTATGACGATTAATTAAATGTATCAAGCATCAGCTACTAATTTTATTGGGAGAGACCCTATGGTGTGGTGGATTGGTCAAGTGACTGATCCAGATAAAGGAGAGTGGGGAGATTCCTTACATAAAAAACAAGCCGAAGATGGTAAAGATGTTTATTCACATCGATGTCGTGTTCGTATTGTTGGATATCATGGTAGTGATGCGGACTTACCTGACAAAGATTTACCTCTAGCACATATTCTCTTACCAGCTAATACTGCAACCACTGGTGGTTGTGGAGATACCGTCCAATATCAAGGTGGTGAAGTTGTTGTTGGATTCTTTTTTGATGGTGATGATGGACAACAACCAGTAATTTTTGGAACTTTATTTAAACAATCTTTTATTAAAGATGAAATAAAATCATCAGAGTTTAACGCATTCAAACAAACAGAATTTAAACCATATACACCACCAAAAGTAAGACAATATACTGGTAAGGATAAAGTATTTGAAGAATCACCTTGGGGTGGTGGATTTAGAAAATTTGCAGTATTAGCTGGTGCAAAGGTTATCACATCATCTGTTATTGCACAAAAACAAAGTAATGAAGACACGGACATAAAAATTGAAAACGCCACTGCTTGTGAAGATAATGAGTTATCAAAGATACAAAATACAACCAAGGATTTCATTAAAAAAATGAATGCTGTTGAGGATATTGGAGATGTAACAGTTGATCCTGTCTTTGGTGGAATTGTTGATAAAACAGAGGAAATAAAATTAGCATCAATGAAGATTCAAAATTCAATGTCTAGATTGATGCGTCGTGGTCGTTCTTGGATGATACAGGATACTTTAGATAAACTATCATTAAACTTAAAAGATAAAACACCAATTACTTTACAAGCGCCAGTCGGACAGGCTGCTAAAGGTTTGACTGATATAATGTTTTGTAATATTGAAGCTATAAATGAACAGTTATCAGATTATCTTAATCAAAGTTTGTCTAATATGTTAGGTTCTATATTAGACCTTCCCATTTGTGCTGTTGAGAGTTTTATGGGTGACATGTTTGGTCAAATTAATAATATTTTAGATACAACTTTAGGTGGGTTATTTGACCAATTAAATAATATATCAGGTGGTGGTATTGGAGCTCCTAGTAAAACATTTTCAAAGGGAATGAGTTTTGCAAATATACTTACAAACGCACTTGAATGTGACGCACAAAACTGTCCACCAAATACCTCATTCTCTGGAAAGGGTGGTGTTTCATTAGAACCAGATGATGCTTTTAGCACTATATTTGAAATTGCAGGCGTCAATTCTCTTATCAATAAGGCAGAGGGATTATCAAGTATGCTTGATGGTTTAATTCCTGATGTTAGTGCTCCATCAATTCCAAAAGTAGATTGTAAAACTAATGTTTTAAAATGTGGGCCACCAAGAGTTGATTTTATTGGGGGTGGATTTGATTCTCTTGCTACTGGTTCTCCAGTTGTAAATTTACTTGGTCAAATTATTGGTGTTGCAATCAGTAATGGTGGAAGTGGATATAAAGAACCACCAACACTCACATTTGTGGATGGATGTAATAATGGTTTTGGAGCTGGAGGTTATGCTATAGTTAAAGATGGTGTGGTTGTGAAAGTTGTAATGACAAATGGTGGTCAACAATACATTCCAAACACAACAGAAACTGATATGGATGGAAATGTTAAGGAAGTTGTTCCAGATCCAAATGCAAATTATGATGGTAAAACATCATATGTGACAAGATTGTCCGATGTTATTGTTGAAAATGCAGGGTTTGGATATGAGGAGAGTGACACGTTGACAGTTGTAGGTGGAGTTGGACAAGCGGAGGTTGAATTAAATGTTCAAGGTGGTAGAATTGTAGGAGCAAACGTTGTAAACAGTGGATTTGGATTCACACAAATACCAGAATTGCTGATAAATAGTGACACAGGAGCGATTGCAAAATTATCACCAGTTCTAGACTTTGTTAAAGTTGATGATGCAACACAACTTGCTGACACCGATGTTCCTTTCGACAGGAATTTGCCTCAAGAAGCTGTCGTAACTATAATTAGTTGTATTGAAAAATAAAAAATGACAGAACCAATCGACGGAAAAAATCCAGAATGCTCAGCGAAACTGAGATATTGCATCACCAGTGGTGACATGGACGCCATACATGGTATGTCTAATTATCAGGTCATGACACAAGAGGCACAGCTCTTAGGATTTTATGCAGATACTGGACAGGGAAAAGGTGGTCAAGGTGGGCCTGGAACTGGTAAACATGTTTTAAATACGCCAGGATTATCGATGGAAGTTCTTGGTAAGGGTTTAAAAGTTAGAGATAAGGGTGATATCACACAGTTACCAGCAAAAATTATAAAATGTAAGAGAGGAGATGTTATCATTGATTGTGAAAATGGAGACATCACTCTCAAAGCAAGAAATATTAATATTATAGCGAATGGAGCTGGTAACAAGGATGGTCAACTGTTAATAGATGGAGCTAGATTGGTAGATGTTAGAGGGCCAGATGTTAAAATTCAAGGAGAAAAATTTACATGTCGAGCAACACAGGAATGTGATATTGTCACAAATGGTTTTATGAAGATGCAATCTGCATTTAAAATCGACGCACAGAAAGCTGATGAGACCTTTGGAGCTATGGCTGGTGTTCTACAAAGGGCGACATCATTAAATGTGCCAAAAGTTGGTGAAGAATTGAAATCTATTACGGATAAAGTTAAAAATATAGATACTGAAGCCATTAGTGAACAACTTGAGGAAATAGACGTAGCAGCAGCAACTCAAAATATACAAGATGCATTAGGAGGAGTATTAGGAGGATTAGGATGAGTAATATTCCAAGACAGCAAAATGATAAGTTGGTTGTAGGAACGAATGATATCTCTCAACCAATAGGTCAACCAGATAAATCACCAACTGGAACTGCGGTATTAAATGGCCCTGTTTATATTGGAAAAACTGGTGCAGCACCAAATTATGAGGCAATTTTAAATGTATCGTCTGACGCTGCACCACAGGTATCTATTGATAGACAACCAGTTTGTGAAGCAAATTTAGCAATCAAATCTGATGGTAACGTGGTAATAGATGGTGATAATAAAACCATACAAGCACTGCTTGTTAATGGTGACGTTACTATCGTAGGAAATACAAAACAAACTGGTAATACAGTTCAAACTGGAACTATTAAGGCATCTGGAACAATCACTGCATCAAATTTTGTTGGTAGTGTAAGCAGTGCAAGTGGTAAATCATCTGGTGCAAAAGCATTTGATATTCCTCATCCATCAAAGGAAGGTCATAGGTTACGTCATATTTGTTTAGAAGGCCCAGAAACCGCCGTTTATCATCGTGGTAGATTAAAAGAGTCTAATGTAATTAATTTACCTGATTACTGGAAAGATTTAGTTCATGA